CCCGTGCCCGCTGTGCCCTCCTGGCTCCGGCAATATCCCTTCCCGTCCAATCCCGCTCCTGCCCCTTATAGGCCTGCCTGCGCTCTCCCGGGCCCCTTTTCGCGTTCTCTCCAATTTTCAACCCGGCCCCATATTTTCGGCCCGGACCCCAGGGAAGCGATTTTTTGACCCCTTGCCTAAAAAAATTTTGCGCCTCCGCACCCGCAGAGGATCACGCGCGCGTTAGAAGGACCCGCGCGCATGCGCGAAAGAATTTCGCGCCAGGGTGGGCGGGCGCGTGGGCGGGCGCGGCCGTGCGCGTTTGGTTCGCCCGGGTCTTGAATCTCTCGGCCTGCTGCCCTGGGCCTGTGATCTGCTGGGCTGTGTGTGGCCATGGGGGGAGGCCTGGGCATGGGGGGGAGGCCCTGCCCTCTGGCCTGTGCTGCTGCCTGGGCTGTGCGCCCTGCGCCTGGGCCTGCATGTGTGCATGTGTGTATGGGCGCGTTAGTCTGCCGGCCTGCTGCCTGGGCTATGCCCGCCGCCTCTGGCCACAGCCACACCCCCGGCGGACCACACCCCGCCCGGAGGCCCTGCCCCCTGCCGCCGGTCCGCTGCCCGCCTGCTGCCCTGCCCGCGCCCCCGGCCTGCAGCCCGGTCGGCTGCCGATCCTGCAGGCCCGGCCCCCTGCGACATGGCCACAGCCGCGCCGGAGGGGTTTTATGCGCCCGGTCTGGTCTCTCGTAGGTCTAAGCTATATGCCCCCCTATAATCCCCCCAAACACAGCATTTTGCACAGAAAATCACCCTGGAAATTTGTGCAAAAAAACTTCCCCACGTCCCCCCTTTAGGGGGACTGGGGAACGATTTTCGGTCTATTGACGCCGCGAAAAATGGCCGCTATCATCCGGGGCAAGCGAAGGCCGCGAGGCCGACGCCCAGCGAACCGCCGCAGGCCGGCACGGCCCCGGCGACCAGAAGGGGGAGGTGAACATGACCACGCCCAGCGCGAGCGAATTGCTTGTACAGCAGGCCCAGGAGGCCGAACGGCTCCGGCTCTTGCTACTCGCCAACGAGTGCAAAGACCTTGACGAGTTCCGCCGCCGCCTGCAAGACCTGCTGAACAAGTAAAGCGCCGGGGGTCCCCGTAGCAAGGCACACCCCCGACGCTATCAGCCCGGCACGGGCGGCCAGTTCGCAGCCGCCCCGCCGGAATTATTCTACCACCGCCGCCCGGGAAAAGCAACGCCCGGCGGCCCGGCTCAAAAAAATTTCCCCCGTAGGGGGAACACCCAGCCGCCGAAAAAAGTTTGCGAAAATGGCTTGACAAGCGGCACACATGAGTGCTATGCTTCAGTCACGAAAACGGCACACATGAGTGCTAAACAAACACGACAGGCCAACAGGCCGGAAAGGACGAAACACCATGACGAACAACGAGATCATCTACTCCGAATCCATCGCCGCCGGTATCTACACCCAGGATCAGGCCGACGCCATTCTTTCCAGCGGGCACGCGCTCCCCATCCACACATTCCCCGAGTGGAAGCGCATGGGGTACAGCGTGAAGAAGGGCGAGAAAGCCGCCATCAAGACGCGGCTCTGGAAGTACACGACCCAGCCCACCAAGGCCGCGCGGGAGGCCGCCGAGCTGGCCGGCAAGGAGCCGGACGCCGACCCCCATTACTACCTGGCCCCGGCCTATCTTTTCACCGCCGCCCAGGTCCAGCCAACGGAGGACCGCAAGCGCAAATCCTGACCCCCGCACGCCGGACACCTTGACGGGCCGCACCGGACAAAGCGACCCGATCCCAGCCCACACGGGCCAAACACAAACGAAAACGGGTTAATCTGGAGGTTATCGACATGAAGAAAACAATCGGCAACTACACCCCCGACGCGGGCAAGGTCCTGAAGCAGTCCGAGCGCGTGATCTGCTGCACCGGCGAGGACGGCATGATCTACGTCACCAACGGCTATTTGGCGTACAAGTTCACGCCCCGCGAGTACGCCGCCATCGTCCAGCCCGCCGTCTGCTGCGAGGCCGGCAGCTGGACCATGAACAACGGCCAGAAGACCGGCGAGCCGCCCACGTTCGACTTGGCCAAGACCTTCCAGGACGCGGAGCACAAGGCCGCCAGCATGGAGGCGCTGGAGCGGTGCCCCCTGAACCTGGACACCGGCAAGAAGCGCACGGCGGCCGCCTTCTACAACGCCGCCCAGGGTTTCGCGGCCCTGTACAACGCCCAGTATCTGGAGGCCCTGGCCTCCGGCTACACCCTCCGCAGCCCCGGCAGCCACGCCCCCGCCATCGCTTACCAGAACGGCGAGCCGTTCGCCATGATCCTCCCCATCCGGATCGACGACAAGATCAGCCGGGCCGTCAAGGCCTATTTCACTCAGCCCGACGACAACGCCGGCAACGCGGACGAACGCCGCGCCGAGCTGCGGGACAAGCTGGCCGCCGCCGAGGCGGAGTGCGCGGCCCTCCGGGCCGAGCTGGACAAGTCCAAGGCCGCCCAGGCCGCCGCGGAACAGGCCGCCCAGCGCGCCAACGAGACCGCCGCCGCAGCCATCGCTGACACCGTGGCCCCGTCCCCCAAGACGGCCGCCCCCGCCGCGGAACCCAAGACGGCCGCGGAGCTGATCGCCTCCCGCTGGTCCAACGTGGACGGCGTGACCGTGACCATCAAGGGCGCGCAGACCACAAGCCCGGTTGTCTGGCTCACCGGCGACACGGACCCCCACGCCGACGAGATCAAGGCCCAGGGCGGAAAGTGGAGCAACAAGCGCGGCGCCTACTACGTCCGCGTAGCGTAACAACAGCCGAAACGGCCCGCCCCGGGCCGTCCGCCGGGAACGGCCCCCCGGCGCTGATGATGGCAGGCCACAACAAAAAACAGGAGGAAAACGCCATGACCCGCTACCAGATTGTTTATAGCAAGAGGGGCATCCCCCTCACCGCCTGGATGGACAGCGCCGACGCCGCCCACAAATTCGCGGATGGCCTTCGCGAAACCGGGCATTCCGTCGATGTTTGGGCGCACACCAAGGACGGCGCGCATAAAACCGACCTGTAACCCCGCCCGCAAGGCCGACGCATAACGCACCGCCGGTGCAAGCCCGGCCCCGCTCCACAAGGGCGGGGGCGCTCATGGGCCGCAACCCACAACACACAACAGGAGGTTTTCACCATGGCAGCAACACAACGCCCCATCCCCGGCACCTTCTCCAAGGTCCCCGGCGGCTACGAGCAGAAGATCGGCGAGAACATGTCTCTTTTCGTCCCCGACATGTGCGCCGCCAGCTTCGACGAAACAACCGGCCAGCTCCAGGGCTACGCCCCGGACTACGAGGCCCTAGAGGCCGCCAAGTCTCCCGCCGTCCACGCGGACGCCCCCGGCGAGTATTCCTACTGCTACGAAATGCAGCACGCCCCCACCGGCTGCGACTTCTCCGCCGATCTCGGTTACTACGGCAAGCATTACTACCTGCGCCCCCTCCACGACGGCCTCCCCCGGCTCCGCGGCCGCGGGATCACCTATGACGAGCAGCACAACACCTACACCGTCACGCTCCGGGCCTACGACAAGCTGAAGCAGCAGTACCGCATGAGCCGGGAAACCTGTCTGGACTGACAACGAAACCGCCCCGCCTGACGATGGCCCGCTGGTCACGGGCCGAAACGCTCCCCCGGGAGCGTCGCGGGAGACCATCCCCACAACACGAAACAGGAGGTACAAGCCATGTACGAGCAATTCAGCCTGATCCCCGGCGGCAGCCCGGCCCCGGCCGCGCCCACGCCGCCCCAGGCGGCACAACAGCCCGCCGCCGTGAAGTATTACCCCATCGACGAGGACACGGCCCGCCGGGCGCATGAAATGATGTCCATGCGGGACTACAAGCCAGGCAGCGCCACGGCCGGCTACCGGGCCTCTGTGGACGAGGCCGCCGCCCTGGTGGAGCGGTGCAAGGCGGCCACAAGCCCCTACTACCACGACAAGCTGGACGCCCTTCTGGACCGCTACGCCCGCCGCTTGGCCCAGTGGACCAACGACTACAACCGCAACGGCGCCAGCTGTCCCAGCGTCCTGATCTGCGGCGCGGCCAACTTCCCCACCCGGAAGAAGGAGCGCCAGAACGCCCGGGAGGACGCGCTGTGGCAGGAGTACAAGACCATCGAGGCCATTCTGGACAAGATCAAGAGCACCGGCTCCGGCCCCGTGGACCTGACGGACCCCCACGCCCGGGAAATGCTGCAAGACCAGCTCTGGCAGCTCCAGCACAAGCTGGACGACGGCAAGGCCATGAACGCCTATTACCGCAAGCACAAGACCCTGAAGGGCTACCCCGGGATCAGCGACGAGACCGCCGCCCACATGGACGAGGCCATCCAAAGCGCCTATTCCTGGGCACAAAAGCCCATGCCGGACTACGAGCTGGCCAGTCTGCGCGGCAAGATCAAGCGGACACAGGCCCGCCTGGAGGAGCTGGACAAGCTCCAGGCCCGGCAGGACGCCCCCGAGGCCGCCGAGGAGCACGACGGCTTCCGGATCGTCCGCAACGCGGAGCAGAACCGCCTGCAAATTCTCTTTGACGGCAAGCCCGACGAGGCCACCCGCTCCGCCCTGAAGCAAAACGGCTTCCGCTGGTCTCCCCGCAACAGCGCCTGGCAGCGCCAGCTCACCGACAACGCCGAGCGCGCCGCCCGCCGCGCCCTGGGCCTGGAGTAACAGGGCAAGCCCCCGGACACCCTGGACGAGCCGCACCGGGATAACAAAGCGGCCCGACCCCAGCCCCACAGGGGCAGAAAGGAGACTTCCCTATGGTAGCCTATTACGAGAATGAAGCCGCTGTTGACGCCGCGCTGAAGGCGGCCAAGACCCCCGAGGAGGTTCTGAAGATCGCCCACGACCTGGAGCAGCGCATGGCCCCTCACCACTGGACACAAAAGGCCTGGGACCGCTACCGGTCCATGATCTGACGCCACCACACCCCGCCCCGGAGGTCACGAGGGCAGAAAGGATAGCTGACCTATGGAGCAAAACAAGTACGAATTGCAGCGCAGAGTTCTCTCTTGCAAATACGCCGACATCCTCCGGGGCTTCGAGGAAACTTGTGATGACCGGCGCATCGCCTGGAACTGCTACCAGCAGATCACCACCGCCTGTGAAGTCATGCGGGACAGTGGAATGGAAAACAACTTCATCTGCTGTGCGGTAAACAAGAGTATCCGGGAGCAGGAAGCGGAGATCGACGAAATCATCACCCGGTTTACCGGCAAGGTCTACATGGGCGTTCGGTGGGTAGACGTCCAGGAGGAAATGAAGGGCGAGAAATTCACTTACGGCTATGTGGACTGCGTGATCGGTATGATGGCCTCGAAGGAGGCGGCCCGGAAGCTGCTCCGGGAACAACTCTACGATATGCGGAACGAGCTCACCAGGGAGCACTACTTCGATATGTACGAATACATCAACGCCAGAACAGCCTGACCCACCCACCAAACACAACGCCTGACCTACCGTGCCTACGGAGAGAAAGGAGTACAGTATGAGCAGCTATCCCGGTATTCGCTACTTTTTCCACGACGGCGCTGCCTACCTTGTCCCGCACTACACCAACGCCTCCGCCCTCGCCGAAATGCTGAACCTGGCCAGGGAGGCAGCCCACCGGGCCATGACAGAAGCCGGTGCCGCACACGCCGTCTACGGGGTAAAGCACTACGACCCGGAGACCGGCGCGCTTTCGGAGGCTGACATCTACGCCCCGGCCGTACTGCTGGACGAGGACGAATTTACAGAGCGCACAGACGCCCAGGCCCGGAAGTCCCCCGGCTGCCTGATCCTTGCGCTCCACGCCAGAAGCTAACCCGCTGGCCACAACCCGGACACCTTGGAGCCGCCGCACCGGCACAAAGCGACGGCACCCCAGCCCGCCAGGGCATAAAATCCACCCACAAGGAGGCACACAACATGGAATACCACGGCTTCCGCTCCGTCCGGGAGTACGAGAGCGAGTGCGCCCGCTTGGGCTTCACCACCCGCCGCGTCCCCTTCCACCACGAAAGCGGCGCGGCCTGCTTCGCCCTGATCACAGCGCCGCCCGGCCACCCCACGGGCACCAGCATAGAGAGCTGGACCCTCTTTGACGCCGACGAGACGCGCCAGCTCCTGGACGGCGTGATCAACGGCCACGGGGCAAACTACCTGGGCAAGCTGGCCGCTCACGGCTACCGCCCCGACGAACCCGCCGCCGCGGCCGACCCACAGCCCATCCCGCAGCCCGCCGCCCAGCTGATCGACGACAGCGGCCAGTTCTGTTTTCTCTTCTGACCCGCTCGCCCACAACACGAAAGGAGATCGCCCATGTCCATCCTGTACGAAAAGCTCAAAAAATACGCTGTCCCCGCCGCCAGCGTGGAGGACTTCCGCCGCCGCTACACAAAGCCGGACCGCCTCACAAAGCGCGGCCCGGCCTATGCGGCCGCCGTGATCCAGGCCGCGCAAGAGGACTTCGCCCGCTTCGGCTATACCCTGATCAGCCGCCACGACAGTATCGCCGGCGAAATCGTGGCCTACTACGGCCCCGAGCAGGAGGTGCGCCATGACGGCTAATCCCGCTCCCACAAGGTACACCCTCAACCGAGACGGCACACTGGAGAAGTGGTATCTGGAGCACGACGGCGGCGAGATCGTCTATCTCCGCAAGACGCCGCGCCCCAGGTGGAACTGCTGCATGAAGGAATTTCCCGCCGGCGAGGTCTACCAGGACTACAAAGCGGCCCGTACCGCCTTGAAGACGCGAGCAGGCACAAAATAGCCCATAGACGGCGGCACTCAAACGTGCTATAATGCGACACAACGACAACGAAAAGGAGGCATGCCCATGGACCCCACGTCTGAGGTCTACCCACCCTACCGCCTGGTAGCCGAGTTTATGGACGGCTCCCGGCTCCTGTTCGACGGTTTGACGGAACAGCAGGCTATGGACGCCCTGGAGGCGGCCCAGGCCCAGCACGGAGATATTTACTGGTACGACGGCGTGACGGATCAGCACTACGAGCGCGGCGTCTACCACGCCCTGCTCCCGCGCCCGCCTGTGATCGACATGTTCGACTTCACAGAGCTGATCCTGCCGGAAGACGGCAGCACAGAGGAGGAATGACCATGCCCGTTTCCGAAAAAAAGCGCCGCAGCAACGACGCCTATAACGCCAAGTGCGACGTGATCCAGATACGCCCAATCAAACCCGTGGGCGCGGCGATCCGGGCCGCCGCGCAGGCCTCCGGGCAGAGCCTGCAAAGCTACATCGTGGAGGCCTGCGCCGACCGTATGCGCCGGGAAGGCCAACCCCTGGAGGTCAACGCGCCCAACGACCCGGACCCGCTCCCGTGACAAATCTCCCATACGCGCGCGAAAAGCCCGGCAGGCCGCAAGCCCGCCGGGCTTTTTTACTTTCTCCGTGGACCCATCCGCCGCATACGGCGCAGCCTCCGCCGCCGAAACAGGTACGTGCGCACCGCGCCCACGATCCGCCGCACAACGCCCATCTCACTCCCTCCCTTCCCGCATTCGCAAATTGTTTTTCCACAGCCGTTCCCCGCTTTGTGGAAACCTTGCCGCGCCGCGCGCGTAGCCGCTTGAAAACCGTTCCCTAAAGGGCCGTTTCCACGCCCGCCCGCTCCGCCGGAAGCTGGCGGCAGGGGAGGGGATAGTCCCGCCCCGTCCGCCCCGGTTTCCCGGCAAAAATTTTTCGCCGCTTATTAGGTACGCGCGTGCGAAGCGCGGCCCGCAAGCCCCCGGTGATCCGGTGTCTCCTCCAGGGCCTCGCCCAGCCGCTCCATGGCCCGCTCGTGCCAGCTCCGGGCCGTACTGTCCGGCGTACCCAGTCGCACCCCGATTTTGGCCCAGCTGTACCCACGCACATAGCGCATGAGAACGAGCTGCTTGTACTTACTGTTCAGCCCGTCCAGACAAACCCGGATCACGGCCTGATCCTCCAGCAGCACCCGCTCCTGTTCCGCGATCTGTGCAAGCCTCTCCCCGGTGCCGTTCTCCAGCGCCCGCAGGCCCAGCTCCTCCGTGGGCTTACCGGGAGACGACCCATGCGGCGTGCCATCCGCCGCCGTACTGCCCAGGCCGTTGTATTCTTCCTCCAGTTCCGCCCGCTCCTGGCGGAGCAGGTGCAACATCCCCGGAATGGCCTTGTAGTACAGGGCAATCCGTTTCACATCAACAAACCGCATTTCGCTTCCTCCCGTTCTCTCCCACGTCCAGCCCGTCAGTCCAGCGTATCTCCGAAAATCGGCTCCCTGGCGTCGCTCTCGTCCACGGTGATGGGCGTGCGGAAAATACGCTCCAGCTCCCGGGCCAGAAGGGCATACCCGAAGTAGTCCCCGCCCTCGGTCCACGCTCCGAACTCCCGGAACACCCGCTCCGTCTCCGCCACCGTCCCCTGCACCCGATCCGGCCCGAATGACAGGGCTTTGTGTGCGGCCAGCGCGTAGCAGCCTACCACGATCTCGGCCGCCTCCCGCTGCTCTCCCAGCATGGCCCAGTCCTTCTCCCTCCTGGGCGTCTTCGTGGCAGGCAGGAGAAACCCGTTCGGCAGCAGCTCGCCCAGCTTCCCGGCGAGCCGTTTTTTCGCCTTCTCCATACCCACGGCCCGCTTTTCCAGGTCGAACCGCTCCAGCTCCGCGTTTGCCGCGTCCGTCACGCGGCCCAGCCGCTCCTCGCCAATGCCGTACCGGTTGTTCAGCGCCACCAGGAAGCACATGGAGATCACGTGCCCCGCTGCCTCCCGGTTCTTCTGCACCCGCTCGGCCTGCGTCATTTTACTGCCCAGGTACTTTCTCTGCGTCTGTCTGGCCGCATTCCCCCGGTTGTACACCGGGATATTCCGCTTCTTGCCCATGCCGCTCCTCCTCGTCCATAGTTTCGCAGGCCCGCCCGCACAGCGGGCAGAACCCCACGCAAATCACGTTCAGGCCGCCGCCCTGGCTCCTGGTGTCCAGGCACAGCCGCGGCCGGCCGTCGTCCCCGTACTCCATCCAGAACACGGTGCCCTCCACCGTCTCCAGCCTCTGGTGCCGCTCGCACAGGGCGCACCGCCGCCGGACCTGTCCGGTCACTCCTTCACCAGCTCCCGCCATCGCTTTACCTCCTCGGCGCTGTCCGCCGTGATGATCTCGGTGAACCTCCAGCCCGCGGGCCGGGCCACCAGCTCCAGGAACACCCGCCGCCGCAGGGCATAGTCCCGTTGCATGCGCCGTACAAACTTGCTCTTGACCTCCACGATCTCCACCGTGCCGTCCGCGTACACCAGGCGGAAGTCCGCCGTGTACCGTACCGGCCGCAGCTTCATGGCCCCGTATTCCCCGGCCGGGAACAGGGGAAAGCTGGGATGGGCCTCCCACTCCACGATCTCTCCCCGGGCCACCCTTGGGGCCACGGTGCCCATGTAATACTCATACTCGCCCTGGCTGTCGAAGGCCTTTCCGGTGCGCTTCGCCGCGCGGGCCGCCTCCTGCATGGGATCGCCCCGCTTCTTCCCACGGGCAAGCTGACGCTCCGCCTGGGCGCGGTAGCGCGGCGGCAAGTCCGACAGCTCCAGCCGGAACGCCATTACACGCCCTCTGCGCAGCCGTCGGCGGCTCCGCCGCCATACGGATGCGGCGTGCCCCTTTCGCGCTTCTCTTCCTGGCTCGCCCGCATGTCGGCCTGATGGAGCGCCAGCACAAGGGCGCAGCAGTCCATGGCGGCTCCCAGCGCACGGCTGCCGCCCCTGTATGCCTCGTCATAGGCGCCCATGTGCCACCGGATGGCCAGCGCCTCCTCGTCTGACAGCTCCATGTGCCGCTGGATCAGGAAGACGCTCTTCTCCCCGTGCCCCATGGGTAACGGGTCCCGGAACACATAGCCCCGGTAGTCCTCCCACCGGCCTGTGTCCGGGTTCTTCCGCCGCCGGCCCTCCAGGTGGTATGCGTCCGCCTTGCACACGTCATGGAGCAGGGCGCACACCGCCCGGGTCTCCATGCTGTACGCCCGCGCGTCCAAGTCGATCAGCAGCTGGTCGTACACGTTCAGGCTGTGATCCACCAGCCCGCCGGGATAGGCCCCGTGGTGCTTCGCTCCGGCCGGCACCTCGAAAAAGTCCGTGGTCTCCAGCCACGCCAGCAGTTCCCCCGCTCCCGGCCGTGTCACTTGGGACCGGAAGATTTCCACAAATCGCTCCTTGCTTGTCATGCTCGCTTCCTCCTTTGCGCTTTCTTCATGTCTCCCCTTCCGTGCCAGCACTCGGCCCGGCGCAGGATCACCACCGTGTGCCTCTGGCCGGAATTGCTCACCGTGGTCTCCACCCGGTTCAGGGTGTACCCCGGGTACTGCCGCTCCCAAAACGCGGCGTCGTCTATGTAAAGCGTGGCAGCCTGCTCGAATTTCTTCCGGCTCCACTTCGTGTCATTGGGCGGCGGCGTCTTCGGCTTCTCCAACCCCCGGCTCTGCCTCCAGGACCGGGCGCACCGCTTGTTCTTCCCGATGTAGCGCACCAGGCCCTCCACGCTCCCGTGGTCCACGTCCAGATACTCACCCCGGGTCAGCCCGATCCGCTTCCCGTTCACGCTCCACAGCTCCTCCAGCACGTCCCGGGTCAGCCCCTCCGTGTGCTGGATGATGGCGTGGTGGTGGTGCCGGCCGCAGACGGAACCATCCTCGCCCACGGTGGTGTATTCCGTTGCGGCCACCCACTTGGGCCGCTGCACTCCGTGGCCGTCGCACCAGCGGTACAGCCGCTTGATGAAGTTGGTGAAGTCCAGGTCCGCCCTCCGGTAGTCCCCCGGCACCGGCAGGTGGTCGTCGTCATACGTCCCCGTCCAGGAGAAGTCCCCCTTCCCGAAGTTGGTATTCACCAGCTGCACGTGGTAGCGTTTGGCCCGCTTGTCGTTGTAGGTCTGCTGGGCCAGGGAGGAGGCTTCCTTCTTCTTGGCCCGGCGGCTCGCCTTGTGCTTCTTCGCGGAGACCGGGTACAGGTCCACTTCCATGTACGCCGCCGTGTCGTAGTCTTTTCCGCAGATATGCTTTTGTTCCCGGTAAAACAGACCCACGACCACACCCCCGCCCCTGCTCCCGGCCTTGTCCCTTAACTTACTACCGATATACCAGCCCATTGTCGCCCCCCGGCGACTTCATTTTTGCCCGGCGCGCCGCCGGGCATGGGACCTGCGCAGGCGGTGAGGCCGCGCCGATCCCCGGCGCGACCACCACCCCCCGTTAATTTTTCGTTATGGGAAGCCCCCGTCCCTGCTCGTAGTTGATGTGCCGCACGATCTCCGGCGTGGGCATGCACATCATGGTCTCCAGCGCCAGGCCCACGTCCCGGCCGCAGCAGTCGTTCCACAGCATGTACAGCTTGTCCCCGGTGATCCCGGCCCTCTCCATGCGCTGGAAGCACTGCTCGGCGGTAAACATGTCCCGCTCGTATGCCTCCATCACGAACGCTAGTGCCCCCGGATTTCCTTTGCAGATGTCAAAAGTCACTATCGTCCTGCCCTTCCTCCGCCAGTTCTGCCAGCAGTCCCAGCTTGGTCCCCGTCTCGATCCGGTACAGGGTCTCCACGGCCTCCAGCCGGTCCAGTTGGTGGCTCACCTGCCGCTCCGTCATGTCCAGGAAGTCCTGCACCAGCTTGGCGTGTTCCGGGGCGCACTCCCTGCCCGCCACTGTGGCCGCCTCCTGCCTCCGCTTCACGATCTCGTCCCGGATGGACCGCCCCGCCAGGGCCAGTATCTCCGCGTGCGTAATCACGGCGCTCACTTTGTTTCTCCCCATACTCAATCATCCTCTCGTTTCACTTTCTGCGGCACGTACCGCCGCAGCTTCCGGTCCCACTCGCTGACCATCGTTTCCCCGCAGGAGAGGCAGCGTACCGACACGTCCGCCTGCTCGCTGTTGGTCTTGTACCGCCAGGTCTTCCCGCAGCCCGGGCACCGCATGTCCACCGCCGCCAGCCCGTCCAGGGCCGTCACGTGGCCGCAGGCCTTGCAGGTGGTCTCCGTCACCGGCTCCCGCGCGTTGACGGTGTAGCTCTTCCCGCAGGCCTCGCAGGTCAAGATCAGAAAGCCCCGGTAGCCGGTCTCAAAGGTGATCCGCTCCACGTGGGCAGGTGGATCAGCAGGGGCCAGCTGCTCCGGCACAGTGTCCGGCGCTTCCGCCGCCGGCTGTTC